CAGAGTTAATCAGCGTTGGTTTCGGCATACCACTAGCTTTACAGAAGTTTTTTAAACCTTCTATAGCTTCTTGTTGTGTATCGTAAGCTTTTCCCGTACCGCAATCTAAATCTAAAAACAATGACCTTAATTGTTTAACATTATTAGTTTTACGAGATTTGCCATCTTCGAATGTAGCTAGTGCATAGTAAGCATCATAGCCCTCATTCTTTAAATTCTCAGCAACAATAAAGGCATCGTCTAGTTTAGGAAAGAATTTCTGAATAGGTTTATCAGAATCCTTCTTCAATCCCACTATACAATAGAAGCCCTCATCGCCAAGAATTTGACGTAAAAAATCCAAGTTATTCATAGCCACCCTAAGAAAGATGGGGTGGTGTTACCCACCCCAAACCGTTAATTAAATATCATCCCATTCGCCAACTAAATCTTCCAATTTAGGTTCATTAGCTACTGGAGCTTTCTTCGGTTCTGCTTTCTTTGGTTCTTCAATAACTGCTTCTGGTGCTGCAAACACTTCTTGCTTATTCTCTTTTACACCATCGGTTTGTGCAACTGTTAATGTAATTGCACTGATAGCTTCTGAAGAATCTTTAAGGTGTTGCACTGTGTTATATTCATCTTCAGTCAAGGCTCTAACTGGTTTGAATACTAACTTAGGTGTAGGACTTGCTGTATCAAACCTCATCTCAGTTACGACACCTGTAATAGGCACACCATTATTTTTCAAATGACGTGCATATGCTTGTAGAGGTAGTTTACCTTTTTCGCCATCACCGAAAACAGAAGTAGGGGGTAGTACTAGTTGATATACTTCATGTTTTTGAATCTCTCCGTCTACCACTACGGCAAGACGTTGTTGGTAACGACAAGCACGACTATCACCTTGGCCAGACCCTTTGATATTTTTAGCACAAGTTAAGCAGGTGGCTGATTGCTTTTCTTTGACTTTCTCATCGGGACGTTGACTATCGGATGACCAGCAAGTTGGGGACACGGTTTCTCCTTCTAAATAACTTCCAGAATAAAAGATACGTGAAACTTTTGGTGCTGCTTTCACAATGACAACATTCATAGAACGTTCTTCTGATACACGGTATTCTTTACCGCCAATCATTTCACGGAAAACACCACCTTTAATACTAATACGACGTGAACCTAATGACTCACCAGCTAGTGCGCTAGTTACATCATCTAAAGCTGCGTTCTTTAAGTACGCAGGTAATTCATTATTTTGAAATAAAGCTAAATCGCTCATATCCATTCTCCTTCTTATAAATCTTCGTTGGGGTTAAATACTTCTACGTTTGGTGCATCGTCTGCACTTTCTGTAGTCTCGCTTATATTGTCAAGCAATCCACTGTTGCTTAGTTTACGTAAAGCTGCTTCCACCTCACTAATCTTGAAACGATATACACCGCCAAGTTTTAGTGCAGGGATTAAGTCTGAACGAATCCATGTGCGAACTGTAGATATAGATACTGAAAAATGTTTAGCTACATCTTCAATAGGTACAAATAGTTCTTCAGCCATTTTTACTCCTTTTAATTGTCACAGAATACTCCATGTTGGCATTAAGTCCCGGCGGAAGCACATCGGGGTGTTCTTCTAAAAATGCCTTCATATTAGTTTGATGAATACGCTTCTCTAATAATTCAGGCACACTATGCTCAAGAATAAACTTGTTCATAGAATCCCAGTCATTTGTTGAATATGTTGTACGAACTGTACGATACACAGTGCCTGCATCAGTCCTTAAACTTTCAGCACCAATTTCTTTCATATGGTCTAATATACCTGTCTTAACAGTTTTCATTTTCTCGTCAAGTTCAGATAATTTAGCTTCTAATTCTTGGCTGATTTCGGCTTTTTTATCTCGCATTTTTATATAAATACGAGTAAGTTGCTCCAATGTTACATCATTCTCCATCACTATTCTCCTTATAGTTAGGGTACAACTATACTATCAAACTTTATCTTAGTCAAGCAAATTCTTGTAAAGGTCGACTAACTTTGTATGGTCAGTAATACGGGTATCAAGCATTTTATATAAATGTTTCTCTGCATTTGAACCTTGTAATCTGACGATTGTCACCGGATGTCGTTGTCCTGCTCGATGTACCCGAGCGTTAGCTTGAGCATATGTTTCTAAACTTGGGGTCGGCCCCCACCAAATCACTGTATCTGCCGCAGTTAATGTCACTCCATGTGCGGCTGCTTGTGGTTGAATAATTAATATGCGTGGATTAGGTGTTTCTTGAAACTCTCTAAATATTTCTGCACGTCTATTTGCCGAGACATCTCCATTAATAATCTCAGTTGTAAAACCATCTTTTTGTAATTGTTGTGATAAGAGCTGAATAGTATGTTTAAATGGAACAAATATTAATATCTTTTGCTGTGTTTCATCGATAACTTCTCTTAACACCTTATAGCGGTTATTAATATCAAATTCTAATGTCTCACCAGAATCGGAATAAACTGCGCCACAAGAAATCTGTAATAACTTACTTAATCCTACGGCTGCATTAACTGCGGTAATCTGTTCTCCCGATGCTTGTACTACAAGTTGACTACGTAGGGCATTGTAATATTTCTTTTGTTGTGGAGTAAGTTCGACTTCACGAGTTACATAGGTCATATCGGGTAAGTCAAGGCATTCGTCTTTAGTAAATCGAATAGCAGGTTGTAAGGATTGGTATACAATCTTATCTGCATTAGGTCTTACTACCCATTTGAATTGGGTTATCTTATACATAACCATGTCTTTAAATGTAGTATAAAACTTAGGTACATTTTTAGGATTAACTAATTTAGCTAATCCATATGCATCTACGGGAGATTGTGCCGCAGGTGTACCTGTCATCATCCAAAGCCATGTATCTGTAGTTAAAATTTTGTTAAGTGTTTTCCATCTAGTTGTTTGTGTATTCTTATAAGCATTTGCTTCATCAATAACTATAAGGTCAAATTTATTTTCGGCAATAACATCTTTAACTATTTCCACACCATCATAATTAATGATAATAAACTCAGTATCAGAGTTGATAATACGTGTACGTTTTTCTTTAGTACCATAGGCAATATCTACTGTACGGTGCATAGCAAATTTAAATAAATCTGCTCGCCATGCCGAATCCATAATAGATAAAGGACATATCACAAGCACTCGTTTTACTTTACCTATGGTCATGAGATAGTCTGCCGCCCAAATGACTGAACCTGTTTTGCCAGTACCTTGTTCGTTTAAACAGAATGCCCTACGATGAAGTGTTAGGAAAGACGCGGTTGTCTTTTGATGCTCAAATGGTTTGTACATCCCGGGCCAATCATACTTCGATACAATAGGTGATGGGATGTTTTTTATTTGGAGATTCTTGAGGACTTGCATCTCATCAAGTCCCCAGTTGACTAAAACTTGGTTGTTACCTATATCTTTACTTTTAGGTATTACAGTCGTGACTTTATTAGGGTCACGAAGTTTAAGCAATATTGCTTTATTGTCAATTATCTCCAAATCCATTCTCCAATAGATGTCGGCTCCCCGCAGGAAACAAGCAGTACCGACTGGTGGGGTTTATATGAACTCAAGAGACCGAGCTGATACTTACCACTCCCACCTTACGTAAGTACCTATTACACCATTATTTTAATTTAATTACCTTTGATAATTTCTTATCACCTTTTTTAGTCTTTTCAGAAACTAGGTTTGATTTTTTATCTCGTTTGAATGACCTATTCTGACTAGACTTTTCAAGGAATACACCATTTTTATTAGAACCACCCTTGTCAAGTGCTTTAACGTGTGCTACGTCTTTACCCTCTCTAATTTCGGCAGTGTGGTCTTTATCTCGTGGGTCGTCTTTATATTTTTTATCGATTGCACGTCTTGCACGTTGACGTTCCATACGACGTTCCAACTCGCCCCGAGCCTTTTGCTGTTGGTATTCTTTTTTATATGGTCTTGGCTTATTTACATAAGGCATATTAATTCCTTCCGTTATGGGGGCATTCTAATACGTAACAATGTTTCTTGCATAGACCACTAGGTCTAGGATTCCATATGTTATTCTCATATGAGAACTTCATACGATTAAATTCATTGAACCACTTCATCCACATTTTATCTTGGTTCTCGATAGAATACGAGTCCTTGACAAAGTTTTTTGATACAACAAATAATAATCCTGCTTTTACTTTCTTAATCTGTGGAAAATGCTTAAACACAGCTAAAGCCATTAACTCTAACTGGTCTGTATCAGCATATTTAGCTGACTTACCTGTCTTATAATCAATACATCGGGCTTCATCCCCATTGAGAATAAGTAAGTCAGCAATACCACGCCACCACACATTTTCATCTTTGAACTTACATGGTTCTAAGTTAGATGTCAATCCCATTTCATACTCACAGAGCTTCTCACCTTCGAGTTGTTTAAGATTATCTAATGCACTCTTTACAAAATCGAATTGAGCAGGTAAGGGTATATTATCCCTTACATATCTTTCTGCGGCTAAATGGAAATTTTTTCCATATGTAATTGCATCGGTAGATGGTTCTACTACATCTTTTAATACTTTAATATGATAATACTTTTTTGGGCATTGGTCATACATTTTTATAGAAGAATACGACCACGCAGGTATTTTACTCATTTCGGCATCTTTCAATTAACGCTGCATAACCACAAATATCTACAACTGAATCTCTATGTGATGGGTCGTTTGCCAACCTGGCAGCCTTCAATAGAATCATCATCACAGCAACATCTTTGCTGTTAAGCTCACGCTCACCGACAGATTCGGTATAGGCATTCCACATCTTTGCTATTGTTTTTAAGTTCTTATCGGGGTGTCCATAAGTCTGTTCTCTATCACCATAAATAATCTTATGTGCTTCTTGTAATACAGATAATGTCTTTTCGTTATTGTTTTCCATTAGCAATCTCCATAACTTTTACCATAGCCCGATTCGCAATTTACAGGTAAACCTTTAGCCCAATCGGGAGTCCATTTCATACATTCTTCTACATACTTCTGTGCTTCTACTGCATCTTCTTCTTTTGCTATACATGCAACCGCATCATGTACAGTTAGTACTACATCATACTTCTTTGAAATCTTAATCATCTGCTCACCAATAATGCAACGAGCAATAGCTTGACAAACATTTTCAATTACCTTACCACCATAAATTTTATTCCAACCATATCTTGTCTTATATTGAAACTGTAATTTATTATTCTCATCTCGCATATGAACTAATTGGTCATATCTCATCAATAAACCACTGGGTAATCTTATGCCCTTTTCATCTGGGGCCAGCGTTAATACGTTATTTCTACCTAAAGATGTTGTCATACCTTTGGATAAAGCCTCTAATGATTTCTGTCCTTCACGCCAAAGGTTTACTATATACGGATATGTTTGACGATACACTTCAATAATATGTTTTGATTCGTCTTCAGATACATCTGTCCCAAACGTCTTAAGTTGTGCTTTAAACTTAACTGCACCCATACCATAACCTGCGCCAAGAATTGTGGTCTTACCCACAAATCTTTCTTCTTTAGTAATTTCTTCTCTATCTCTGCCATAGATTTTAGATGCCATAATCTTATAAACATCTTCCCCTTTAGCAAACGCTTCAACTAAATCATCTTGTCCTGCAAGCCATGCTAATACACGTGCTTCAATCTGACTTGAGTCAGCATCGATAATGACATAACCTTCGGGGGATATAATCGCTTTCTTTAATTTACCTGCGTTTGCACCACGCGAAGGTAAATTTTGTAAGTTCAAATTATCTGAACCACCCCATCTTCCTGTGTGTGCCGCATAATATTTCAAAGGCACTGGCATCAATCCTCGTTTAGCAATTCCAATAAATCTTTCAGTACGAGTTTCTTCTAGTGTTGATTTTGTACCTAGCCTTGCCGCAACTAACATCTGTACTCTAACATCGGGGTGTTCAGATAGGGCTTTAAATTCTTCATCATTTTTGGCTAAAGCAAAAGTTTCTTTACCCGTTGCTGGGCTAATCTTCATTGGGGGTTCAACACCA